CGGGGCCGAACGCTGGCGAAAGATACTTGATGCGACCTTGCTTGATCTTGTCTTCGGCGTCGGGATCCGCGAACGCAACCGCCGCGATAAGAGAGTCTTTACCGTCAATCGAGTAGCGTTGCAATTTGAGAATGTCGCCATGTCGCTCGCCGTCCCTATCATGCTCGCGCAACAAGGGCGCGGTATAGTCGCCTTTGAGCAACTGACGATATTCGCCGACCCGGTCGTCGAGCCATTCGCCGTCGACCTTGAACTCTTCGCCGCGATAGACGAAGCCCGGCGCTTGCGCAAGCAAGACCCAACGGACAAGACGACCGCCCGGGTCTTTCGGTTTGGGCGGCAAGCCCGGCATTGTGAGGACTAGACCAGTTCTCATTTCTTCGACTCCAATCGGCGGACTTGACGCGCGGCCCATTCGGCGACCGACTTGCCGCGCCGCGCGCCCCAAAGCCCTAACGCTTGTTTCGCCTTCGGCACGTCGCCGGCTTCGTCGCGCGGCGGCTGGGCGTCGGCGGTCGAGGCGCTACGGTTGACGAAGTCGCGAACGCGCTTCAAGGTCTCGATGCTCATCGGGCGACCGGCGACCAGGTCGCGCGCCCGTGCGATGCCGACCGGCGTACCAGCGCGCTTGCTCGGCGGCGCGGCGGCGCGTTGTTCGAGCGCCCATTTCGCGGCGCGACGCATCGACGGCAAGGGCTTAACCGTGTCCTCGCTTTGTCGCGTCGATTGCGGGTGTGACTTCGGTAAGAGGTCGAGGTCGGTCGTATAGGCTTTCTTACGTTGACCCGTCTTCAGTAGCTTTAGAAAGGCGTTGACGCGGCCCATTGACCATTGATTGCGCGTCATGCCGGGCCGATGCGACGTTGAGAAAGCGCCAGCGCCGCGCCGGTAAACGGCTTTGAGCGTGCCGATGTCAACGCGCCGCTTTCCTTTCAGGTCCTCGACCTTGTTGCGCAACGCCTTTTCGGTCGCCGCGTCAATCTTGATGCCGCCGCGCGTCGTCGCCGCCGACCCCTTCGGGTTTCGCTTGCTACCCTTGACCCGGTCGCGCGGCGGCGCTGGCGTTTGGGCCTTCGTGCGACCGTCGGCGAGCTGGGCGAGCTGGGCGACGCGCTTGTACGGGTAAACGCCCTTGATGAGCCAATGAAGATAGACGCCCTTCGAGCGCGCGGCGAGCATGGTACGAAGCTCTTTCGCCGCGCCGATGTAATCGTAAACGCCGCCGCTTCGGAAAATGACCCGGAGGTCTTTACCCGATGTGCCGACGGCATCGACGTTTGAACTTGATACGGGCGTAAGTGCCATGGTTCCTCAAACCGACCGAACGTTCGGTTTATAGTTAGGGCGCGGCTTTACAATCGTCAAGTGAACCCGATCAACCCTCTTCGTCAACGACGCCTTGCGCGAGGTCGTTTTCTTTCAAGAGCTGGGCTTCGATTTGAGCGGTCGGCGTAATCAGCCCGGCGTTTTTGAGCGTCGCGAGCGTCGAAGCCCTCTTCGAGTTGTCTTTCTCTTCGACGACGGCATGGGCGACATTGGGCGCGAAAACAAGCCCCATTCGGGCGTCCATTGGGAAGTTGAGGATGAGAAAGCGCCGTAACAGCCGCTCGGCGGCGCGCGCCGGCATATCGGCTAGCGCGTCGTATGCGTCGCGCGCTTCGCCGCTGGCGTCGCTTCGGGCCGCGTATGAGCCCGTACCTTGAAGGCTCATCAGTTGATGAACGTTGCCGAGAGCATGACCGATTTGTCGGTCCAGGTGGTCAATCTGAGGACCTAGGTCGGGAATCGCGTCGGCTGGTCGCACAATTTCGAGCTTATGAGCGCCCGGCGGAAAGATGACGTGCGCGACGTGCTCGGCGGTCCGTTCGTTGAGTTGCGTTTCGATTCGGTCGATAGCGTCTTCGGTCAACGGGCGCTGGGCGTCTTGTGTGACGACGGCGACGCCCAGGGCGTTGACTTCGGTCGCGAGTGCTTGAAGTTGCAACGCTTTCTGTTTCATTCGGATCAACTGGGCACAAGCGCGAAGGATTGACCGGCCTTCGAGGTCGCCCTTAGACGCCGGCAAGTGCGCGACGTGGATCAACTTTTCCCATGGGATGACCTTATAACCGGCCCCGGCGTCGCCGTAGGTGTCGATCTGGTCGTATGTCTCCTGAACGATTGCGACCATGCCCGAATCCGGGTTGCCTCTGAAGACCCACTCATCGACGGTCCAGGGCATAAGCGCGAAGGGTAGCGCCGGAATGAGATAATCGCGCTCGACGCCGTTCGTCTTGATGCGCTCGACGGTCGCCGTCAGCTCGCCGATGTAGAAGCCTGAAATCAGGCTGAATTGCAACACATCGGCGATAAAATCAGACCAGACACGATCGGCCCCGGTCGAGGTCCAGCGCGCCCAAACGCGCGACGCGAAGTTGTATTGACGGTCAAGGGCCGCTTCGGCGGCGGCGTTGCCTTGAAGGTACGTCGGGAGCTTCGGGCGTTCGATGCGCCACGGCGCGGCGGCGATTGCGCTTACGGCTTGCCCGACGGCGCTTCGCACAAGCGGCTCGGTCGTCGCGAGTCGCCAGTATTCGCCGACGTCGCCCGATCGACCGCGCGCCCGTGTCGGCTTGAAGGTTTGGGTTGGCTCTAGCTCTTGTCGCCCGATGTGAAAGGGTATGCCCGTGCGCGTCGCCCTATGAAGCCAGTCGGCGGGCTTGACGACAAGCGACGTTCCGCGATAGGTCGCGACCTCTGAACCGTCTTCGGCAAGCTGAACGGGGATTGTCTTTGTGTTTACCATTCGACCGATCTCCTACTTCGACGGCGATCCGTCGCCGATTGAACCCTAATGCGTTGACCTATCGACCCGACCGTCATTCCCAAAGCGCCAGCGGCGGCATCGACCAGGTCGTCGTGTGCGCCGTGCGGAAATGTGACGGCTTGCCCGACCAGCGCTTCGCTATGGGGGCCGGGCATGATCCAGACCTTGCCTTGCTCACCTCGCGCGGCGAGCGGCGCGGCGCGCGTCGCTTTATCCCTTGAAGGCTTGATTGACCGCAAGCCGCAAGCGACCAGCGCCGGCATTTCGACCAGCTCGGCGAAGGCGACTTCGAAGCCGGCGATCGTCTCGACCCCGACGATAGTGTCGGGTTCAGATCGGGCCGTGTCAACGATGCGTCGTTTGACTTCGGGCCATGCCGCGCGCCCTTGCCATATTCCGTCGATGACGATTCGAGCGTCGGTCGTAACCGTAACGCGCGCCGTCGCCGTATAGTCGGCGCTGGTCTTCGTCGAAACGGCGAGGTCCCAAAAGCGATAACGCTTGCCCGACGCCGGTTCGGGCAGCGCGCCGGCGACGATCGGCAACCACGCCCGTTTAAACAAGCCGCCCGACAAGTCCACGAAGCGCCCTTCGAGTTCTTGTTCGGCGAGGTCGGTCGTATAGCGGTCGGCGACGAAGTCGGCGAAGTCGTCAGGAAGCGCGGCGTTGTCGCGCGTCGATGCGTGATGCACGCCGGTCTTCGGGTCTTGCGCGAGGTCGTGTAGCCAATTGAAGCCCTTCGGCGTCGTCGTCGCCCAAAGCCGCCCAGGGTCGAGGCGCAAGCGACCGACTAAGACCTCGAAGGCGTCGGCGGTCTTAATCATCGCCGCTTCGTCAATCCACACCGCGCCCAGGTTCGGACCTCGAAGCCGGTCGGGTTCGGTCGCCGTACGCCATAGGATTTCGGTTCCGTTGACAAGCTCCGTAACCAATTCGGCGCGGCGATGCGAGCGAACAAGGGGCCGCGCCGCTTCCATGAAAGCCGGTAAGGTCGCATCCTTCAAGACCCGATAGGTCGGCGCGACGACCATAACGCGAGTTCCGCCCGGCTGGCGTACGACTTCGAGCGCGCCGGCCCAGGTCTTGCCCGACCCGATGCCGCCGACGAAGAGGCGAACGCGCGCCGGGTCGCGTAGAAAGGCGCGTTGCACGCGATGAGGTTTCGCGATGAGCGTCGCCATCAGTCGCCGCCCTCGACCAGGTCAACGACGATCTCTTCGCGCTGGGCGGCCTCGGGTTGACGTTGCGCCCAGACTTCGGGCCAGCGCCGTTCGAGCAACCAAGCCCAGCGTTGCCAACCCTTCGCCTTGTCGGCGTCCGGGTTCGCGATGCGTCGAACAAGTTCGCGTTGCGCTTCGGCTTCGGCTTTTTTAATGGCCGCGCTAAACGCCTCGAAGGGCTTGTCGCGCGCCGTCTTCGGGTTTTCGCCGCGCCGTCGCCAGCGTCGAAACGTCGCGACGTCGATGTCGGCGAGTCGCGCCGCTTGTTCGTAGGGCATACACTCGCGCAAGGCGTCGCAAATGATCGCCGTTCGTTCGGCGTTGAGTTTTGACGGTCGCGCCATATCGAAGACCTCCTCTTCGCTTCATAACATAATCAGAAAAGACTTGTTTGCGACCCCTTGCCGCTGAGACACGACGGCGAGAGCCACAGGCGCTCTCTGTGGCCTTGGCTGTCCTTGCCGCCCGTGTTCGCCATGCCACCCACAAGCCACCCCACGCCATGCCACTCAACAGCCCGCCAACCATTTTTTTCAAAGATGCCATCATGCTCAGTGTCATAACCTGCTAGCACAATCCTGAGCTTGGGGTCGTTCTGGTTTTCAAGGCACCAGTCAGCCACAGCTGAAGCGATGCCAGGCGCGTCAGTGCTGTAAAGCTTCGGATCTCGCACATTCATTTTGTATGGAGGATCGAGGAAGACGCCGGCGACGCCGCCTTCACGAACGCTTAAATTGTG